GCGCCCCTAATAATTGGTGGCGTATGGGTGATGGCGACACGTACCCAACTTTACAAGATACAAACGGTACTTTAGATGCTACTATGGTTAATATGACAGTAGCCGATATTGTAAATGATGTACCATAATTATTAATTATGATTTAAATACATAAAATATAATAAAAAAAAGTTAAATTTGTTATAATAAATAATATTGCGCTAAGTTGCTTTTGCGTATTTTAAAAAAGCACAAAAATTAAATTTTAAATTATGGCAACAAATGCTTGTAACAATGGTGCAGAAAATACGGGTCAACCGTCATGCGTACCTAAAAAAAATGTAGATGCTGGGATAGTCCTAGTAAAACAAATTGCTGATGATGGATCAGTAAACAAAATTTCAGCTTCAGATGCAGTAGATGCTTCTTATGTATCGGCTTTAATTAATCAGTCGGATAAATCAAAAAGATGGTATCCAGTAATGAACTTGAAAACAGTAATTGGTGAACGTGCTGAACCAACTACACAAGATATTGATGGAGTTTCTTATAATACTAAGGTAGGTACGCGTACTTATGATGGTATTGTTTACGGTGCTTTTGCTAACCCACAATTTGAAGGGGTTTTAAATTCATTCGCTAACGGTAAATATGGTTACTATAAAATTGATATTAACGGTAATTTAACTGGTATTATTGATGAAAATGGTGATTTAATTCCTATCAAAATCGAATTAGGTACATTATACGCTATCTATAAAGAACCTACAGCTACAGAAGTACAAAATGTGCACTTGAAGTTTATGGTAAAAGAATCTGTAAAAGACAAAGATTTGAGAACTTTAGACGCTCAAACTATTACTACTGATTTATTAGAAATCGCTGGTTTGATTGATGTTGTTGCAGTAGCTACTTTACCAGCTATTACAGGGATGACTTTAACTGCTAAAGTTATTTACGGTAATCCTTTTGCTTTACCACCTTTTACAGGTGCTTTAATTGGTGATTGGGTGTTTACTGATACAGTTGCGGGTGTTGTTACTCCAGCTTCAGTTATTGAAGGCGCTGATGGTGTTTATGTTGTATTAGCAACTTTTACTTCAGGTAATACTATAATCGTTACTAGTTCAAAAGATGGCTTTGAATTAGCACCAGTAACTGTTACAATACCTTAATGAAGGAATTTGTTAAAAATCACTTTAACAAAATAGCTTTTAAAGATGTTACTTTCTCTGAGTTTAAAGCCGTTTACGGTGGAAAACTTAGAGGGCGTGACATTAAAGAAGTAGCTAAAGAGTTAGGAATTGATACTACCGAAAAGAAGCCATTTAAGGCTAAGTCTAGAGGTAAAAAAGAAGAAAAATAAAATGTTTAAAGATACTAGTTTATTCAAATATGCCACTGATCTAATAGCGTTGAAAAACCAAGAAGATAAAATATTTAAATTAGTATTGGATAACAGATTTATTAAAGAGCTAATTACGCATCTAAACACTGACGAACAATTAGGAAAAGATAAAGTCGATAGTTTAGGTGCGCATTTAGGTACTTACTCTATATTCGACAAGAAAGGTAGGGGGGGTAAATACTACACATTAAATGACACGGGCGCTTTTTGGGATAGTTGGAAAGTACAAGTAAAAAAAGCATTAATAGTAATTGATGCTAACCCGTTTAAAGAAAATACTAATTTATTTGATGAATATGGTATTGATGTGTTAGGATTAACAGATACGAATTTACAAATATTAATAAATGAAGCAACTAAACTCTATATTCAGTACTACAGAAAAAACTTACCAATCAATTGAATTTTTACCAATATGGAACTGGTACGAAATATTAAAAACAGGTGATTTAAAACATTTATTTATTAGCGGTAAAGGTCGAGTTAATGAAAAGATTGGTTTATTATGGGATTCATTACAAGACGAATATATTGAAGTTTTTGGATTGGATGAAAAATTTATTAAGCGTATTAATTTACTAAAACAAAAAGCTATATTAAATTATGAATTTATTTTGACAAAAGATAGATTTATTAACACAAAATTGAGTATATTAGACGCTGATTTAGATGAACTCAATTCAGGTGAGGCTATTGGTTTTTATTCATTAAAAGACCATTTAGAAAAATACAAGGGTTTTAGAATTGACCCGAAAGAAACTACAGTAATAGAATGGCACACCGCCTTAAAGAATATGAGTAATGGCTAAGACGATAAAAGGAAGTGAAATAATAGAAGATGGTCATTTAAAAAACGCCATTACACAAGCTGAAACGCTTAAAAAAGTATATTCTGAATTAGATACTCAAATTAAAAAAACGGCTTCTACTGCTAAAAGTGGTTTAGGGGGTGTTAATCCTAATTCAGCTAAAGGAATACAGCAAATAAATGCTGAAGTACAAAAATCTATTAATTTAAAGAAACAGTCTAAAACTGTTACCGATCAACTAAGAAAGGCTGAAGATTTAGAAGTGCAAGGTAGATTAAAATTAGCTGAAGCAAATAGAAAACAAAGAGCTGAATTAAAACTAAAAATTCAATTAGAAAATTCAGAAGCTGGTTCATTAAATAGACTTTCTTTAAATGTTAAGAAATACGAACAAGAACTAAGAAAATTAAATTTAACTACTAAAGATGGTAGATTAAGACAACAGGAGTTAATAGCTAAAATTAATCAATCTAATGCAGTATTTAAAAAGAATAGTAGCGCATTAAGTCAAAGCCGTATAAATGTAGGTAGATATTCAAGCGCATTAAAAGGTGCGAAAGCTTCATTAACATCATTTGCTGGTGCATTAGGTTTAACTAGTGGTGTATTTTTATTAGCACAAGGTTTAAGGGCTGGTGTAACGGCTTTAGTTGATTTTGATGAAGCTTTAGCGGATATACAAAAAACAACAGGATTAACTAAAGAAGCTGCTAAAACATTATCTTTAGAATTATCTAAAATAGATACTAGAACTGCTATATCAGGTTTACAAGAATTAGCAGTATCAGCTGGTAGGTTAGGTATTAAAGGTGTTTCTGACATTAAAGGTTTTGTAAAATCAGCTGATAAGTTATTTGTAGCTTTAGGTGATGATATAAGCGGTTCAGCTGAAGAAATAGCCACTATGATTGGTAAAATAGCTGATTTAGGTGGTTCTATAGATAAATTCGGAGTAGAAAAAGGTTTATTGAAAGTAGGTTCTGTTATTAATGAATTAGCGGCTAATACTAAAGCAACTGCTAACGAAATTGTAAATTTTACTACTAGAGTTTCAGGTATTGGTAAAATTCTAAACATACCGACATCTGATATAGCCGCCTTAGGTGCAACTTTTGCTGATTCTGGTTTATCTATGGAAGTAGCTGGTACTCATATCAATAATACTTTAGCATCTATTAGTAAAAATATGGGTGCTTTTGCTAAATTATCAGGTTTATCTGTAGAAGAATTTAAAGAAAAATTTGAAAAAGACGCATTAGGCACATTAAGAGATTTAACAGTCCAAGCTAAAGAAAGTGGTGATGGCTTATCAGGTTTTACAGATTTGCTTACTACTTTAGGTACTAAAGGTGGCGCTAGAGTTACACAAGTATTGGCCACTTTAGCAGTTACACAAGAAGAATTTACAAAGAATCAATTATTAGCAAATGAAGCGTTTGAAAATGGTACAAGCTTAACAGAAGAATTTGATGTAAAAAATCAAACTCTTAGTGCTTCAATGGATAAATTAACAAATGCTACTACATCTTTATTTTTAAACCTAGCCGCAGGTAAAAGCGATATGTCTAAAATGATAATTAGCTTTGTAGACGGATTAACGGCTGTTATTAATTTAGCTAATGGATTAGAACAAACAGACGAAAAACTAAAAAAAATACCTTTTGGTGAAGTCACAGTTAAAATAAAAAACTTTTCTGATACTTGGCTACAAGCATTTGGTTCATTAGATAATTTTAAAAATGCACTTACTGATACGTTAGATATTGTAGTATCAGCTGTTACTAATTTTCTAACATTAGGTCAAGGAGTAGAAAACTTTTCTGATTTAATGTGGGGCGCAGAAGAAGCTGTAACTGATTATGAAAAGGCTCAACGTGATGCTATTCACATAACTGCTTTAGCTCAAACTGGTATTAAAAAGTATGGTGAAGCGGTTACTGAATATACGGCTAAAGAACAAAAAAGAATTGACTTATTAGTTAACGGTAATCTAACACAAGAACAAAGAAATGAATTGATTACTGAACTTACTGATAAGTACCCTGAATTATTAAAAGATTATGACTTAGAGAATTTAACTCAGGAGCAAGCAATAGAGTTACAAAAGAAATTAAGGAAAGAAATTATAGAAACAGCTATTGTTAAACAAAAAGTTTTAGCTCAACAATTTATAGATGCTGAATTTGAGAAAGAAAAAGCAAAAGCACAAAATATAACTGATTCAAACACTAAAGCACAAAGAATAAAAGACTTAGAAGATACAAAGAAGTTTGCAGAGCAAAAAGTAGATTTAGTTGCGGATGAGGCAAGGATTAGATTAGGTATATTGAAGAAATTTGAAGACGATAAAAAAGTAATCGAAGGAGAAGGCGACACTGGTACAGGTGGTTCAGGCGGTCCAGGCGGGGGTAATAAACCTGAAGTTGAAATAGACTTAATACCAGTAGTAGATGGGTTACCTTTAGAAGATTATAAATTTTCTGAGCATACTAATCAAATATCAGAACAAATAATAGATGATGTAGATAATATAGGTGAAGAAATTGAATCAACTGTAGGTAAAGATTCATTAAATGTATTTACTAGATTTTACCATGAATGGCAGTTAATGTCAGAGGAAAATAAGGAAAAATTAATAGATGATGTAAAAGAATTAGCAGACCAAACTACTGAGCTATTTAAAGGAGTAGCTGAATCAATTAATATGGAATTAGACGCTTCAATTGAGCAAAGTCAAAACCGTATTACAGATTCTGAGGAACGTATTAACGATTTAAAACAACAGGCACAACTTGGTAATTTAGATGCGCAGGAATCAGTAAAAGCAGAAAAACAAGCCATAGCAAACGAAAGAGAAAACATAGAAGCACTTGAGAAGAAAAAAAGAAACTTACAAATTTTAGTAACTGGATTGAATTTAGCAAATCAAAAAATTCAATCAGGTGATGGTAACGCTTTAGCTTCAGCTAGTGGTGAAATGGGTGGTTTTATAAGTACTTTAAAAGGATTTTATAAAGGAACTGAAACAACATTAGGAGCTGATTTAGGTAATGCTTATGCAATTAGCGGTGATAAAGACACACATATAATTAAAGCGCATAAAGACGAACATATTATAGGTGTAGACAATAGCCGTAAATTAGGCAAAATGAAACAAAGCGACATTGTAAAAGGTGCGCTTATGCTTAAAAACGGTGAGTTTGTTGGTAGACGTGCGATTAATGCAGTAAACAGTATAGACGCTATAAATGATGAAAGATTAGTTAAATATCAGCAAAAAACTATACAAGCAATTAATAATATACAAATACCTGAACACAAATTTAATTATGATGCACTTTCTAAAATAGCAACTGAAACCATTAGAATAGGAAATAAAACTACTAACAACCATAAACCAATGTTTTAATTATGTCTACAATAACAAGCTTTAAAATAAATGGTCAAGAAAATTTACCACCTAGAGAATGGCAAAATTTAGAAGTAAATGCTACTTTTGATAATGATAGCGTACAAGCTAATATTAATTTTAGTGCTTTAAACTTTGTTGATCAGTCTAATGAAGTAATTAAAGATTGGTTTTTTAATAACGTTGGTGCGACTGAAGGCTTACCGTTTGAAATAACTATTAATGATGGTGCTAATAATTACGTGCCTTTTAGCGGTTACTTAGATTGGAATACGTACAAAGTAAAAGGTAGTAATGAATCAGAATTAAGTTTAGTTAAAACTAATTCATTAAATGGAGTTAGTGAACGTGCGCAAGGTATCACAATGTTATTATTGCAAAATCTTAATCCTAATCAAGATGGTGCTATGCCAACTAATATGGGTGTTAATATTCCATATTTAATAGAGAATAGAAAAACACTTTTAGAAAACCTGCAGCTTATTAGTACAGCTTTTATGACTGTAAAAAGTGGTATTGATGAAATATTTAAATTTGTTAATATAAGTGCTGATATTACTACTTTGGGTGTAGGTCAAGCTTTATTAAATTTAGGTACAACCATTATAAATTTAGCTATTATAATCAATCAATTAGTTGACCAATTAGAAGCAATTCAAAAAGCTTTATTTCCTTTGGTTCGTTATCATAGAGGGATTAAATTAAAAACGTTCTTAGAACAGGGTGCGGAATACATGGGTTATACTTTAGATACTGGTGCAGGTGCTTTTAATACGGTATTAGAAAATGTGGTACTTTGTCCGCATAAAACAGATGAAGGACAAGATTTAGTACCAGTTGGATTTTTTGGTAGTGGTATAAATGCTTTTCAGGCTACGTTAAGCGGTATTTTAAAACCTAATGACTATGGTTATACACTTTCTGAAGCGTTCGATTTATGTAATAAATTATTTTTTACAAAAATAGCGGTTTCAAATGGTGTAATCACTTTGCTACCTTATAACGATAGTTCGTGGACTTTAAACCCTTCATACACTATGCCTGATGTTCGTGTAGAAGATTCACCATTTACGCAAAACGGAATAATTAGTTACAATGTAGACGAATTAAAAGGTAGAACTTTTATAAACTATGCAGATGATGATAGCGACAAGCATACTATAACAGATGTAAACGATTCATTTAGTGAAACTATTGTGACTCCAATAACTGTAAACGATACTAGAAACGTTTTAATAAAAGGCGTGGATTCAGTAGAAATACCTTACGCTTTATGTGTTAGAAAAAACGCTGTAGATGATTTATTTGATGCTTTTGAAGCATTAGTTGGAACTAACAATACAATGGTAGCAGATGTAAAAGAAATATTTGAATCACTATCTGATTTTTTCGACCAAGGATTAGAAAGTAATAATAGTTTTTTATTAGCTATTACATCACGTGAGGGTGCTATGAAAGTAGAAAATCACTTTTTTAGTACTCCAAAAATTGTCTATTTAGAAAATAATAAAATACCAACTAATTTTACTGATAAAGTGGGGGCGGTTGCTTTGTATAATAATTACCATAGTTATAAATCTTTTGTTTCAGGAATTAAAGACCCTAACAACTTAAATAATACAAACCAAAAGAAAATATTTACAGATGTTCGTATTCCATTCGGTGCTGAATCGTTTGCTCAAATAATAAATAACTCATTTTTTAATGATGTTAATGGAAATTTAGGTAAATTTACGAGTGTTAACTGGAGTGTAGATAATGATTATGCAATAGTTAGCTATTATATTTTTGAAAATTACATTGATAATTTAATAGAAACAACGGTATGACAGACTTTAATAAACAATTAAAAGGTGCTACAGATGGATTAAGGGGTGCTTTAGAGCATTTAAAAGGTATTCAAACTGAATTACTTTCTAAAGCTACACCTGAAGAAAAAGAAGAATATAATAGATGGTTGAAACGCCAAAAACAACAATTTAAAAAGAAATAGATGAATGATTTTCAAGTACTAGATACTAAATTTTATAATGAACTTAGAAACGGATCAGGATTTACAGATAATTTAACTGATTTTACAGGTGAATTAGTTGGTAATGTAGGTGAAACTGTTCAATTAATTAGAACAGTATCAGTTTACACTAATGTATTAGCTTCTGATTTTGGTTCATTTAATTATGTAGCTGGTGTAACGTATGGAACTTTTACTTTTGGCGGTAATTGGTTTTTAGAAGGTTTAAGTGTAGGTGCTACGGTTAATATTTCATGGAATGGAATTACTGTTAGTGAAACTATTTTTTCAGTAACAGGTTCTAATGGTAATGTTTTAAATGTTACTAAAACTAATTTAGATTTAGCTGGTTTAGTTGATTCTGATAGGTCAGATTTTGAAATAGTAGTTACTAGTGTACCTGATAGAGTAAATTATAAATACGGCTTAAATCAATTAAGTGCAAATAATAATAATTATCAATCACCATTCGATTCTAACGAGCAAAGCTATTACCATAATTCGTTAACTGGTGCTTTTCAAACTTTAAACCCTATTACGTCAAACGGTATTAGCTGGGATTTAGGAACTGTTGAAATGCGCTTTACCCCTAGTGGAAGTTATGCTCACCAATTTGAAATTAAACACACTTTTAAAATACCTTACTATTTAGACGGTCAGTTATCTAATATAGATGATGTATTAGCACCTTCTAATTTAATTGGTACCAATACTTTTAAATATGGTTACGGTTTATTTTTAGCTGAAACAAACAACAATTATAACAGAGTTTTAGAAGATGCTGGTTTAAGTGGTTCTGTAGGTTATTATAATGAAAACTTTAACGGGTTTAATAATGATTATTCAATTGAAAATTTAGTAATATCTAATTCATATTCATCACAAACTTTAGAAGGTACAGATACAAACACTGTAACTTTTCAAGTAAAAAATAACGCTGGTAATTTTGTAACGGGTCAGCAAATTATATTTAAACATAGTAAGTTACCTACAGGCTCTGAATATGAAAATAAATCTGATTCATTTGATGATATTTGGATGGTAGATTCTTTAGAAACTGAGGTAGGTTTTGTAGGTATAAATAGTTCAATTATTACTGGTTGTTCTGTTACTTTAAACGCTGATAATAGTTTATTAGATGTTGGTTTTACTGTAACTTACTCAGCTAATCAACAATTGATTATTGAAGATACTAAGAGCTGGTTAATGTCTTTATTAATAGATGATAACACTTTAGCACCTGATATAACAAATAGAGTAAATTTAAAAATTGATTCTAATTTATGGAGTTTTGATAATGATATTCAAGGACTAGTTCAAAATAATGATATTAGATTTTACACAAGTAATCAAAATATAGTTAAACCAACTTCTTCAGAGTTCACTAACTTTACTGGGTGGGATGCAGATTTTATGGGGTGCTATTTTAGCTTTGAAACTAAGGCAGAAGAATTTGCTACTGTTAAATCTTGTATCTTTAGATTAATAGCCTATAAAAATGACGTAGAACAATTTGAACTAGCTAATACACCTATAAACGTAGGTGCAGTAATTACAACTAGTACAGGTATTACAACCTATCCTTATCAATTAGTAAATGTAGATTATCAAAATTCATATAACATTACACCTAATGAAGATTTTAATAGAATAATATTAAATTCTGAAGTACCTACCTATGGTAATACTTGGCAATTATGGAACGGTCAATTATCTTTTGAGGTAAAATGGCGTGAATGGATAGCTAATTTATCAGTAGATAATATTTTCTATAATTCAGCACAACCTAATAATAATCTTAATGAAAAGACTTCTAATTATTCGGGTTTAAATGGGTATGATATTTATGGTGTAATTGATTTAACTATAGGAGTTGATACTTCAGGAGTATTAAAAGGAGGTTTAGCACAACCCGACACTATTTATAGAATTGAATCAGATATTTCTAGTGAATTAGATTTTGATGTAAGCGGTTCTAATCCTTTTACGGCTACTACTTATATTTATGATATTAATAATAATTTAACTGATAATATTTATAACAATCAAGACGTGAGAATTGAAATAGAATTTGATCATACTTTAGGTGTTTTACCAAAATTACAAGGCGAAATATTTATAGAAAAAGTCGGTCAAGTTTCTAATATTTGGCGTTTATCTACTCAAAAGGATTGGAGTAATCCACTTAATCCATTAAGCCCGTCAGATACTTTAGCTAGTGGAAATACTACAGTAGTAGAAATTGTTTCAATAAGTAACAAAGTAACTTTAATTTGTAATACTAATAATTTAAATTTAGATCCAAACATTGAATACAATGTTTATGGTCGATTATTCAACACATGATAAAATTAACACCACCTATTAGCTATTTAAGACCTGATAACTATTTAGCAACTAAAAGAACCATAGAAAGTATTAGTACCGCTATATTTGATAGTACTACTAGTTGCAAAGATTACTATGTATGTAGTGATTCTTGTTTACCTGTATTCGCTAATTTATCAGATGCTAATGTAAAATTTAATGATTTATCTAGTTTTCTTTATGAAACGGCTACGGGTTCAACTGTTACAGCTACGTTATCCAATAGCTCAGGTTTTACAGTAGATATAGTAGATAGTACTTACGGTGATTTTTACGCCTTAAATACTTTAAAGAATCGTTACTGGGGCTTAGTATTAAACTGGCGCACTATAGCAGGTTTAGAAGGATTTGATAAATATAATTTAACTATCGTTATTGATGGTGGCGGAGGTTCAAGAACAAGAGAAGAAAGCTTTTGTTTTAGAGTAGCGCCTTTTTCTTGTACTAATGCAGATGGTACGGTAAGAATTACAACGTATAAAAATGGTTACATTGAAAACGGTTTAGACTATAGAAACTTATCTATAGGTGATTGGGTTACTCAAACTAGATTAAACGGATCTTTTAAACTAGATGAAGAAAACGTTGAAATTGATAACCTACAATTAAACAATGGAGATTTACATCAAATACAAACTAAAATTACTGATAACTTTGATTTAACTATTAAACAAGTTTCTAGTTCGGTTAGTACTAGCGTAATTAAAGATGATTTATTAGCTAATAAAATGCAAATAGACGATTATAATAATAATAATGTAATTGATTATAAAAAGCAGTTTGTTAGTCTTTTAAGTATTGATAAACCTATTCAACATGAATACAATGGCACTTTATCTTACATTATTAAATTAACTGAGTACAATCAAAGTACAAGAAAACGAAATTTTTGATTATATTTGTAATGATTAAAGTGTAACAATTTTAACAAACTATGATTTTACCAATTAAAATATTAAGTGATGTAATAAGCACTACAGAACATAAATTAACTATTAGTAGTGTTATTACTAACGTAGATGGTACTTTTACTTTATACGTAGATTATACTTATTATCTTAATTCGCAAAGGTCAATTACTATAGATGGTGTAGTTTATAGAATTACAGATTTTGCTTTAAATGAATCATTAACTATTAAAGGTTCAATTATACCTACTGCTACAGAATTTACTATTACACCGCCTGTATTTAAACATGGTACACCTAAAAAAGTAGATGGTGAGATAGCAAACCAAAATACAAAAGAATACCCTTTTATTTGGTTACTCGAATTTTTAGATATTGATTACAATGATCGTTTTGAAGATGCTGAAACTATTACACCTGATTTAAATTTATTCTTTTTAACTGATACATATTATCAAGATTGGGATATTGATAAACATTACACTGAAGCAATACACCCAATGTTAAATGAGATAGATTTTTTCATTAGAACTATTAAAAAAAGGCGTGATTTATTCGGTGAATTAGAAAGCCATACTGTAACTAACCACGTTAATTTTGGTGAATACATTACTAACAAAGGTTACGATAAACAAATTTTAAACGGTCAATTAAGTGGATGCCAGTTAAAAATAGCTTTACCTTATGTTGTAGACGTGTGTAATACAATGCCAATAGTTTCAATTTGCAACCCAGTTAGCATTTACGAAAACAATGTTTTTAAAGAATATGTACAAGCTGGTGGATCATTCTATTATACTACAGGTGGTGGAGATGCTACACAAATAATAGACGATTCGAACGGGAACACACTTTATACAAATGTAATACCAAGCGGAACAACAGAAACGCAAATAATAAACGATTCAACAGTTACTAATTCAGATGCTAGTTATAATGCTAATATTTTAGCAGAGGGTAACTTAGTTTTACCCGATATTACTAATACAGATAGTGATGGTTCAACTGTAGCCACACCAGCCCAAACTCCTTTTGTTTGTACACCTAGTGTACCAGCTATAAACGCTAGCCAATTAAGTAAAACAGGCGCTAATCCATTCACAACTAATGATGATGGGAATTTACAATTTGGTCAAGGCGTTGACTTCTTTACTCTAGATTATAATAATAAATTTGGAAATACTGCAAGGTTCACGGATGATTTAGGAACTCAATTGTATGTAAGCGGGGTGGTAGTTGACTGGACTACGTTTAACCAAATTAATAATACCGTTTTATGCTATTACATACCAGTAGAAATTGCACGTAAAATGACAGACCAATTGAACGGACAACCATATACAAAAAACAGTTTAAGTGGTTGGTATGTTTGTAATATGGCGCAATTATTAAATTTATTTTATTATGGGGTTAATAGAAATGTTTTAAATTATTCGCCTTTTAATTTAGATACATCTTCAACCGCTTTAAGTTTATGGAGTAGCACAAGAGACAGCACAACAGTTGGATACTTTGTTTCTTCACTTGGCTCATCTTTAGCTGGTCACACGGGGTCAAGAAGAGCGTTATTATCAAGAACATACACTTTAACAGAATTAGGACTTTAAATAAATAAAAATTATGGCAGTAATAGATTTACAAGCACAAGGTACAAACATAGTAAAGACAGCTTCACAATGGGCTAATAATACAGACATCTATACAGACGAGTTTATTTTATACGTGTCTGATGATTTTTATAACTCAACTAATCAAATGAAGTTCAAAAAAGCTAACGGTATAAATACTTTTAGTGATTTGGATTTTATGCCTTTAGGAGAAACAACGGTAATTAATAACACTACAAACACAACTACTGGCGGAACTGCTGTACTATCTCCAATGGATAAATTAAAAGATGTTATTCGTGACTCAGCCTTTCACAAAAGAAATATAAATTATATTATTAGTGGTGACTCTTTAAGAGGTCGAACGGCTTACACTGATATAATAGATTATGCAAGAGGATTACTTCAACAAGTTAATATTACAGACGTATATTTAAACGCTACTACCACAATGAACTCAACCGAATGGGTTAACGGTACAAAAGCGGAAACTATGCAAATGGCTATTGATAACTGTAAGGGTGTAGATGGAAGTGATACAATAGTTGAATTGTCATTTGGTTTTAATGATGTGTCAATAACTGGATGGGTAGCTAGTGATTTTATACAAGGTAAGGCAGATTATAAAGCGAACATTCAAACTTTTATTAATTTAGTGCCAAACGTTAACATTCTTTTAGTTAGTCCTAATGCTACAACCATACCCGAATATGATGCCTTAATGATTCAAATGATTTCAGAAATAGCGGACGAATTAGATTTGCCTTATGTGGATATGGTTAGAGGGTTTGAAAATATTAGACCATCTGTTACACAATCTAACAAAGCTAATTCATACTATACAGATTCTTTGCACGTTAGCGACAACGGAGGGCGTAGGATTTACAACTGGATAATGAACAATATAACACCGTCAGAATTAAGATTCAAGGTTAATATGTTTGAGTTTCCAATAACAGAAGCACCACAACCATACAACGCAACTCCTACTATTTTACAGTCGGGGTGGAGAAATGATTTTGCAAGCGGTGAGTTAAGATTAAATAACGTTAATACTTGGCGTTGTTTTTCAAAAGTTAATGTCTCAGAAGATGATTGTTATAAATTAAAATTTGATACAAGCCTAGCTGGGACTATTGCAGAAATTCGCTGGGTTTACCCTAATAACGTTATGGTAAAAGAAATTTTAAAACGTTTACCAGAATATTTAAATTCTGTAAATGATTATTACACTATTATAGTTCCAAAGGGTGCTACATCAATGCATATTACTATCTCAATGGATGGGGCAACTTATGACGCAAGCGGTGACGTTCCTGAACTACATTTATTCTATACTAAAAATGATTATATTATGCCGTTAGAAGATATTAATAGACCTTTAAAAATGTTTTTAAACAAATAAATAAATATGAAAAAAGTAAAAATTACAGCCGAGATACAAGGCGCAAACATTAGACAAAGTACATTTGAATTTGAATTAGAAATAGCTGATTTAACTACAAGTGAAGATTTAATTATAGAATTTGTAGGATCAGATGATGGTGGACCTCTAATGCGTCCTAAATTACCGCCACAATAGAAATTAAATAAACTAAACCCTATGAAACTGACAATTATATTAATATTATTAATGGCAATGCTTAATCTAGTACCGCCTATATTGGCTAATACTGAGTACTTTGATAATGCTTATTATATTATTTTGTTTTTATTGTTGTCGTTTTTAGGGTTTAGTTTACCTTTTATAGTTGAAAAATTAAATAAACATTTAAAAAGAGTTTCAACTTTGTTAGGTAGTTGGTTTTTTGGTGGGTTATTAATGGAAATTTTTAATTTAAGTGTACCTTATGAGGTGCTAAATAGTAGTATAAACAACGTTATGTATTTTAAAGTTTTAATATGTTTTATAATAGGAATAACAGTAATAATGAGTAGTGAACAATGGAACAAACAGAAGAAATATTAAAAGCAATAGAGCAAACAAATGAGGGTGTTTGGCTACCAATAGCGACACTTACAGTAGTTTTTGGTGTAGTAATATCATTACTACTTTACATTTGGAAACAGTCACAAAAGACTAACGATAAAAGACATACAGATAATGAAAAAATGATTAAAGGTATGTCTAAAACTTTACAAACAATGAGCTTACTTTTGGTTAAAATTGAAACTAACCAAGAAAATCAGCAAAGAGAATTGAATACTATTTTAAAATAGTCTAATCCATTGCTACCATTGATTCACCTACTATTTTTATAGTGGGTTTTTCTGTTTTATTTTAAAAATAACTGTAAATAAATTTGTTTAATACAAAGTTAGTCTTTATATTTGCAGTATGGAAAATAGGAAAGAAGTATTAGACACGATTACAGAAATGAATAATATTCTAGCAATAGATTTTATTAAAGGCGACCACTATAACAAACAGTGGATGTATGGCGTAAAACATTTAGATGAAGTTGAATTAGAATTAAATGATGGTCAATTTACATTATATTTTACCGTATCTATAGGTGATGATGAAAGTGATTATCCTGATGATATAGAAATTTATCACGTTTTAAGAATGTTAGATTTAGAAGGTGATGAAGTAGAAATAGGAGCAGAATTAGAAACATTAATAGAAGAACAAATATAAAACAAGATGAAAAATAACACATTTTACACAGAACAGGAAATTAAGTATTATAGTCAAATTGCTATTAACGCATTACTAAAATACGATGAAGAATACGCTGAAATAATTAAAGAGCGTGAACAAGGATTTATGGATAAAATCGGTAAACTACAAGCAAGATGAGATTAACAGCTAAAAGGATAGCAGATAAGGTTAATGAGTTTACTGGATTAGATATAAGGTCTAGGAATAGAAATAGAGGTGTACATGCTTCAAGATTAATTTACGTTAAATTATGTATTGAAGTAGGTGAAATTCATCAAGATAAAATTTGTGATGAAATAAACAGAAATAGAACCATGTACTATAACTATTATAAAAATATTTATAATGAGTTTATTTTTACTGAAGATATACAATATGACTATCTAGAACTTGAAAGTATTTTGTTAGGTAAAAAACAAGAAACTATATTAGAAGAAAAACATGAAACTTTAAAAACTAAATACAATGAATTATTGAAAAATTATAAAAATTCATTGAATTATAATAGAGTAGTGAAAAACGAATTATTAAACTTACAAGAAGAAAATTTAAATTTAAAATTAAAAATAAAATGAAAGAATACGGAATAGACAGTATGAAGTACAGAAAATCTACACATTTAGCTGGTGTAGATGTAGAAGGAATAATAGCAGAAAAGGGTAAATGTATCTTAGTTATTAAAGAAAGTTATTATGATACAAATGTAAACGTATCAGGTAATAAAACAGATGGCTATTTTTTAGAATTTGATAACTACAAACCAATGGTAGTAAATTCAGGTAATAGAAAACAGATAGCTAAAATATACAAAGATTTACATAAATGTACACCTTCTGAAAGTAGAAATATTGCTAACTGGGTAGGTTTAGAAATTGAATTATATTTTGATGAAAATGTAAAAATGATGGGTAAAACTACTGGAGGTATAAAAGTAAAATACGCTTTACCAACTAACAAAACAGACGATAAACCAGCTTTAGCTATGTTAGGTGAATGTAAAACTTTAGAAGATCTTAAAACTACATGGGGTGCATTAGAACCGAATGAAAAAACACTACCTACAGTTTTAGCAAAGAAAGAAGAATTAAAAACTAAACTAAAATAAAATGAAAAGTCAAATAATAGGAAATTTAACATATACTTTTGTACACTTTATATTATTATGTTTTGGTATTAAGTGGGTATATGAATCAAATGAAATTTTAAGCACTTCATTAGATTTATTTATAATAATATTTAATACAATATTCATAGTAATTAACTTAACAAGAATTAAAAAATTTATAAAATGAAAATAATAAACGTAAAACAAGGGACGCCAATTTGGCACGAAACACGCTACCGAAAAGTAGGCGGTACATTATCAAAAGGATTATTTACAAAAGGTGATACTTTAAAATTAGAGCTATTAGGGCAGTTTTTAGAGGACTTTGAAGAAATAGATAATTATACTAGTCCAGATATGGAAAGGGGTAACGAGCTAGAGCCATACGCACAAAAGGAAACTATTAAATATACAGGTCATAACTTCATTAATGCTGGGTGGTTACAATGTGAAGAAATTAGTATTTTAGGTATTAGTCCTGATGGAATTACTGAAGATAAAAAACACGCTGTAGAAATAAAGTGTCCTTCAAGTAAAAAACACATTGAAACTATTTTAAATGGAGGTATTCCATTGGATCATATACACCAATGCTTACATCATTTCACTATCAATCCTGAATTAGAAAGTTTAACTTTTGCGAGTTTTAGACCTGAAAACAAAATAAAACCCTTATATTGTGCAACTATTACAAGGGAAACAGAAATAAATCTAGGAACTAAATCTAAACCTGTTTTAATGTCAGTTGAAAATGCAGTAGAAGTAGCTAAAGCAAAAGCTATTGAATTAGAAAACGAAATAAAAGAATCAATTAAACAATTAGAATTTTAAAAATAGAAAGTATGAAAAAGACACAAGAAAGCTACACGGCTGAAATGAGAAGACAGGTTAATTATGAAATTAACTTAGGAAAAGTTTTTATTGATAGAAATGAATTTAAGAAAACTAAAGAAGAACGAAAAATAGGAAAACAACTAAGAAAAGAATATAATAAGGAAAATTTAGGAAAGAAACTTGAAACAATATTAATAGTAAACACTTAAATAAAAATAAATAAATATGTACACATTAAAAGGAGAATTAAAAGTAATTAACGATACTAGACAAGTATCAGATAAATTTAAATTACGTGAATTTGTATTAACTGATGCTTCAGGGCAATATCCGCAAACGATACAATTTCAAGCATCACAAGATAAAACCGAGTTGTTAGACAGTTTTAAAGTTGGTCAACAGGTAGAAGTGTTTTTTAATTTGCGTGGGCGTGAATGGACTAATGCAGATGGTATAGTAAAAGTTTTTAATACTTTGGATGCGTGGAAGATTAATTTACTAAGTGCAGATGTTCCAGCTACTAAAGAAGGTGATGATGATTTACCTTTTTGAACCAACAAAATAATAAATAAGTTTAACCTAATTGAGCCGTTTAATTAATTTATTCGGCTCAGTTTTTAAATAATCAATAGATTTTTAAAAAATAAATTATGAAAGAATTAATAAAAAGACAATACTCAACTCTTAGAACAGAACAAAATCTTTTGTATAATGGAGAAATATTACTTTCAATATATCAGCCTGATTCAGATCAAGAAGCTGATATTTTTATAAATATAGACCAAGCTAAAAAAATAATAACCCATCTTAAAAAATTTATAAAGCATGAAGAACAATTTAAAATGACAAGACCACAAGCTAGAGAAAAACTATTTAATATGTGGGAAAATGGAGAAATACCTAATAATTTTATAGAATCACATAGTAATTTTACAGATGGTGTTAGACATTTAATGGAATTTGGTTATTTAATTAAAGAAGAATTGTTTTAAAAAATAAATATTATGAAAACAAAAGAAAACATAGAAAAAACAATAAAGATGTTAGAAATTTATAACATCTTAGAACATTACGCAAAATTCAGTTGCAAAGATGGAGATGATTATACTTATTTCAAAATGAAAACAGAAATTCAAGACTGGAAAAAGAAATATACTACTGAATATAAATATCAAAAATTAGAATTTGAAATAACAGTACATGGATTATGTGAGATTTTTAACGAAATGACTGTACTTGATTTAATTACTGATAAATATATTAACAGCTTTGAAATACAAATATTTGAAATAGTAACAGATGAAGATTATAATATCAATCGTGAATTATTAGACGAGTATAGTTTTGGAATTTAAATAAGTTTAACCTAAAACCACCTGAATAATTTAGGTGGTTTTTTTAATACAATAAAATGAAAGACATAATAGTAGAAAAAGTAATTGATCAATTCAAACAACGTTCTGAAGTAGGAATTAAAAAATATAACACAACTTTAGAAGAAAACAATGATGATGACTTTTTACAACATCTAAAAGAGGAGTTAATGGATGCAGTGCTTTATATTGAAAAATTACAGAGTATGCGTCAAAAGTGTGCCAAGCCTTAATACGGGTTTTTATTGGGATAGAGTGCAAATGTCACGTAAAATGTCCCGTTGTGCCAATAAGATATATTAAGGTTTATAATTTTAGTTTTTTTTTATTTTCCGTTTTCGGTGTGACATTGGGACATTTTTAGATAAAAAGGCTCTGTAACGTACTAAAAACCCGTATAGAGCTATATTTTCAATGTCCCTTTTACGTCCCTTTATGGCACAAATGACACATAAATTAAAAAACAATAAAAAAGTTGTATATTAAATAAAGTTTAGTATATTTGTCATATCGAAAGCCTTGGAACTTTCAAAGAAATTTATACAGAAACCCGTTTTACTAAATGCAATCCAAGGCGCTACAGTAATTCGGGTTTTCTATTTTAACAGCTAATGAAAAAACTAATAAAACAAAAAGAGGGTTTTTACACCAACCTATTAAATAAAGGTTTATCTGTAATACCTATAAAGGAACATAAAGGAAATCATAAACCTAATTTATTTAGTACTACACCCTTTTATGAAACACCAGCGAATTTATTACAGTTTGATGGATGGTATAAAGATAAAGATACTGTTTCTTTTGGGTTGCTTACTGGTCAATCTGATGTTGAAGCAATAGATGTAGATTCTAAGATATTAAAAACTAAACAAGATCGTGATGGATTTTTAAAAGAATACTTTGATTTATTGGATAGTCATATTGATAACTTTTACGGTAAGTTTTGCATTGTTCAAACTCAAAGTTTAGGTTATCATATTTTATACAAATCTAAATTAGTACAAGGAAACACTAAAATAGCTAAACCAAAAGGATATAAAGAAGCTTTAATTGAATCAAGAGGTACAAAAGGATTTGTTTATATCTACAAAAGGGTTAAGGGTTTACAATACCATGAAATAGATTACATATCAGATGAAGATAGAAGAATGTTATGGCAAATATCAGAAACTTATAACTATGAAGAAGTAGTACAGCCTAAACTAAAGAAGCAAAAGACAATAACACAAGATGGTTTAACACCTTGGGAGGACTACGCACAAAGAAATTCTATTTTAGATATTTGTTCTGATGATTTTGATATTATAGCGCACAAAAAGAAATCTACATTAATAAAGCGTAAAGGCTCAGATTCATATTTTAGTGGTCATATTTTTGACGATTCAAATAAGATGTATTTATTTAGTACAGGTACAATTTACCCACATGAAAAGCCTTTAAATAGTTTTGATGTTTATACTTATAAGTACTTTGGTGGTGATTATTCAGAAGCAACTAAACAAGCTTATGCAGATGGTTATGGTGATAGATATAAACCAACTGAAGAAGCACCAATAACAGAAATAACACCTGTAGAAAACACTGAATTTCCTTTACACATTTTCCCAGCTGGAGTGCAGAACTATATTAATGAGTGCCACCTAAAACTTAATGCGAGTATAGATTTTATGTGTGTTAGTTATCTTTGGTTAATTTCGGTTCTGGTCGGTAATACGTTAAAAGTAAAAGTAAAAAATGGATGGATTGATTCACCTATTTTATGGATCAGCGTAATAGGTTCAGCTGGAGTAGGTAAAACGCCTGATATTAAGTTAATTTTGAAACCTTTGTTAGATTTGAATAGCCAAGAAATAAAGCGATACATGAAACGCCAAAAGGAATTTAAAGAATATGAAAACCTATCAAAAGAAGATAAACAAGTAAACGCAAGTATAGAAGCGCCTACTAAATCACAGTTAATCGTAGATGATGTTACTATTGAATCTTTAATTGATATTCATTACCACAACCCTAAATCAATCGGAGTTTTTAAAGATGAATTAGCTGGATGGTTTAAAGACATGAACAAGTATAGAGATGGATCAGACAAAGAAAGATTTTTAAGTGCGTGGTCAGGTGATGCAATTGTATTAAATCGTAAAACTAGTGAAGATGCTTTTGTAGAAAATCCATTTATACCTATTTTGGGTGGTATTCAACCAGCTATTTTTAAAGAATTTCAAACTAACGAAAATCAAAACAACGGTTTTATGGATCGTATGTTATTTTGCGACCCTAAAAAAACAGCTAAATATCCACCTTTAGAAGAATTAGATGAAAGGTTAATTGATCAGTATAGAGATGTAATTTTTAAAATAAAAGAAGTTATAGATCGTGATTTAACAACTATTGTAGATGGTGTAATAATACCTAAAATATTAGAATTAACATCTACTGCTAAAAAAGAATATACTAAAAGCCATAAGCATTTAATTGACTTAATGAATAGTGAAGATGAATTATCTAACCACACTGGAATGTTTGCAAAGCAAATTACGTACATTCCTAGATTTGCATTGATATTAGAGTTTATTAATAAAATTTACAATGATGAACACGCTACAGTTATTACAGATAAATCTATAAAAGGTGCTACTGAATTAAGTAATTATTTTATTTCAATGGCAAAAAATAATAAGATTGAGAATAAACAAAATAATACATTAAGTGAATTTATTAATAAACACAAAGAAAAACCAGCTAAGGAATTAAGTATATTAGTTTCAAATAAATTTCCTAACATACCTAAAAAAGATATAGCAGACGCATTAGACATTAGTAGAAGAACATTTTATAGACATTTAAAGAAATGAAAAAAGTAAAAATTGAATTAGAAGAATATTATTATAGATGCGCAGATGGATGTTGTGCAGATTATGGCACAGTTACAAAGGTAAACGGCAAAGAATTAGATTTACATAATCAAGATTCAAAAACTATGATTGAACAAATACTTATTGAATTAGGTTATGAAGTAGAAATAACAGAAACTTACTCAGAATAAAATGATTAAACTTAGAAACTATCAGGAAAATCTAGTAAATCAAATCAATGCAAGTAAAAACCCTAGAAATTGCATACAGTCCAGCACAGGTTCAGGAAAAACAATTATATTTTCATACCTAGCTAATAACTATAAAGGACGTATTTTGATATTGGTTAACCGTACTGAATTACTAGAACAAACAGCTAAAAACATAACACGTACTAAATCACTTATAACAGCTAAAACTAAAACGATAGGCAAAGGTGAAGTATTAATAGGAATGGTTGAAACTGTAAATAACCGTATTAAAAAAGGTATATTTAATTTAGATAACATTGATTTAATTATAGTGGATGAAATACAAAATTTACAATTTGTAAAAGTATTCAATGATTTTAAAGGTAGGCTTTTAGGATTCACAGCCACACCTGTAACAATGAAATCAGAATCTTATTATAAATGTAAGTACTGCGGAGAAAAACACGAAACCGAATCACAATGCTGTGGAAAAGACACACAAAAATATACTTTAAAAGTTAGTTTAAAACGTTGGTACGGTGATTTAATACAGGGCGTTAAAATATCAGAATTAATAGATTTAGGTTTTTTAACTCCAGTTCATAATCTTTCATGTGATTTACCAAACTTAGATAAATTACAAACAGATGCGAGTGGTGAATATTCTAAAAAATCACAGGATGAAGTATTTAATAATTTAGCATCTACTGAAAACCTATTAGCTAATTATGAAGAACATTGTTTAGATAAGAAAACTATGGTATTCAATTCTAATATAGAAGCGAATGATGAAGCCTATAAAATGTTTAAAATGAAAGGCTATAATGTTAGATCGTACCATTCTAAATCTAAAGAAAGTCGAAAAGACGTAGTAGAATGGTTTAGGAATACGCCTAATGGTATATTAATGTCAGTCGGTGTATTTACAACTGGTTTTGATGTAGATGATGTAGAAGCGATTATATTGAATAAGGCTACACAATCACTTAGTTTATATCATCAAATGGTAGGTCGTGGTGGACGTATTACAGATAAGATATTTAAACCGTTTTTTTTATGTATAGATTTAGGTGGTAATTTAGGTAGGTTTGGTTCATGGTCAGATGATGTAGACTGGGAAACAATTTATAACAACGAAAAAGAAAAGAAAACACGAATTAGAGAATTAGAAGATTTTATAGTATGTCATAATTGTGATTCATTAATTGAAAGTTATGAATGTAAGGTATGTGGTGCAAAAGAACCACCTAAAAGAAAAGCTAAATCTAAAATAGTAATAGCTGAACAGGTTAAAGAAATGCCACCACCTACACCTAATAGCATATTAAGGTATTCAGAAGCTAAAGGTTTAAACATAAATGATTCTAAAAATTTAACAGCTAACTACATTCTAGATATGTTTATATTTGCTAATACTAGTGTAAATAATATAAAAGCTAATAAAGATTATCTAAAAAGTAAAATACAGTCATTTGTTAGACCTATTTATTTTGCTTTACATGGATCAACTTTAGAAGGTAACAGAAAACGAACTATAAAAGATTTTGAAAAAAAAGTATTTAATAAAATTAATAAACATTATGAAAATAAATAATTATGTTTATATTTGTACTCGATAATGAATAGGTATATGAATAGTAAAAATACGGATAGATATGACAGAAGATAATACAAGAACAGGCGAAAGATATTTGATTCAATTAAGTATAAAGCGAGATAGTTTTATGTTTAATATGTGGGACTATGTGGAAAGTGCAAAAACCTTAAAAGATGCAGAAAAGCTATGCGAAGGGCTGCACGATAAAACTGTACACAAACTTCAAATATCTGATTTAGTAACGAATACTATTGTGAGAACGTGGACTTAGTATTTTTATTATTTATATACCGTGTTGTAAAATCGTTTTAATGTTTTACAACGTGTTGTATAAGATACGTTGCTTATAAATAAGCGATAATAATCAGATTAAAAAATAAATAATATAAACAAGCAAAGACCAAACGAAAAACACTTAATAGCAATGGATTTTATACGTTGTTGTGTGTAGTACGTGTGTTTAGCACAAACTTAATTAAAATGGCACGAAGAAAACGATTTAAAAGCGAAAAAGCCGCCCTTTCATTTGCTAAAAAAGTAGATGGAAAGGTAAATGATTGCAGAACTATTGAAGGTGCAAAAAGCCCCTTTACGGTTACATACCAACCAAATGAGAAAACTAGAAAACACGGGCAAGGTAGATTTTACGAACCTGAAATTGCACCCGAAGAAGGGCGAGATTTTCGTTATCCAAATGAATATTGGCAGTAGTATTACACACAACACCAAAATAGGGAGCGTTTTAATGCTCTCCTATTGGCTGTTATGAAACGTTTTAATGTTTCACTTTAATTTTTTAATATATGAAAGCAGAAAATAAAATACAACAGGAAATAGTAAAATACTTTAGATCTAATTACTATGGGCGTGGTTTATGTTTTAGTGTACCTAATGAACGTTCAGGCGGTTACATGGCTATGAAAGATTTATTATTGACTGGTTTACTTAGTGGAGTAAGTGATTTAGTAATAGTTTTAAATAATAAAGTACTATTTGTAGAAGTGAAAAACGAAATAGGTAGACAATCTGATAAACAAAAAAGATTTGAAGAAGATGTACAGAAACTAGGACACCAGTATTTTTTAGTAAGAAATTTAAAAGAATTTAAAGAAATATTAGGTTTTAATAAATAATTATGTTTATATTTGACAAAAATAAATAATTAAGGAAATGGAATACAAAGAATTTTTAGAAACAAAGAAGCATCTACTAGGTAGCTTTGGTTTTGAACCAAACTTTATGCCTGATATGGCTTTTGATTTTCAAAGGGAGATAATAACTAGAGCTTGTAAAAAAGGTAGGATGGCAATTTTTGCAGATACTGGAATGGGTAAAACATTAATACAAATTTCACTAGCTCAAAACATTGTTAACGAAACGAAAGGAAAAGTATTAATATTAACACCTTTAGCCGTAGCGTTTCAATTTATAGTAGAAGCTAATAAGATGGGCGTTACTGATATTGAGTATTCAAAAAATGGTACACATACAAAAAATATAGTTATTTGTAATTATGAAAGGTTACACTATTTTAATAGTGAAGATTTTAAAGGGGTTGTATTAGATGAATCTAGTATATTGAAGAATTTTAACGGTCAAATAAAAACTAAGATAACTAATTTTGTTAAAAAATTACCGTATAGATTTTTAAGTACAGCTACACCTAGTCCTAACGATTTTATAGAATTAGGTACGTCTAGTGAAGCGTTAGGTTATATGGGTTACATGGATATGTTAGCAACTTTTTTTAAGAATAATCAAAATGATACAGGAGGGCGTAATAATATTGGTAATAAATTTTATTTAAAGCCACACGCTGAAAAAGATTTTTTTTCATGGGTAAATCAATGGGCGTTAATGGTAAAAATGCCTAGTGATATTGGTTTTAGTGATGAGAGATATATTTTACCTGAATTAGTAACTAATACGCATACTGTAAAAAATCAATCTTTAATAGATGTACAAGGTCAAATACAAATGTTTACACCTATTGCTAAAACAATGACAGAAGTTAGGCATGAGCAAAAAGAAACTGAATTAATAAGATGTAAAAAAGCTGTAGAACTAGCAAAGGGTAAAACTTCTGTATATTGGTGTAATACTAATAATGAAAGTGCAATATTAAAACAATTAGACCCTGAAGCTGTAGAAATAATAGGTAGTCAATCGATAGAAAAGAAAGAAGAAATTTTATTAGCTTTTGCTAATGGTGAAATAAAAAGAATAATTACAAAAGCTAAAATTACTGGTATGGGTTTAAATTGGCAACATTGTAATCATTCTGTTTTTTTTCCTACATGGAGTTACGAACAATACTACCAAGCTATAAGAAGGTTTTGGAGGTTCGGACAAAAGAATGAGGTAACTATTGATATTGTTATTTCAGATGGTCAAGAAAGAGTAGTGAAAACACTTCAGCATAAAACAGAAAAAGCAAAAGAATTATATTTAAATCTATTAAATAGTGTAAATAATTCATTTAAACAAAAAGTAAAAGAATTTAATAAAGAAATAGTAAAACCAAAATTTTTAAAATAAAACAAAAATGAAAGTAAAAGAACAAGTACACACTGATAACTACAGCCTTTATAATGGTGACTGTATGGAAGTATTACCAACTATTAAGGATGATAGTATAGATCTTTGTATCTATTCTCCACCGTTCGCTAATTTATACACGTATTCTAGTAGTGAAAGAGATATGAGTAACGTTAGTGGTAATGATGAATTTTTACAACAGTTTGAATACCTAGTAAAAGAACTGTCAAGGGTTACAAAAAAAGGTCGTATTAATGCACTTCATGTTACTGATTTTTGTGAAGTAGATGGTACGTTATCAGATTTTCCAGCTGAAGTTATTAAACTTTATAAAAAACATGGCTTTGAATATAAAAACCGTATAACAGTTTGGAAAGAACCATTAAAAGTACGTATTAAAACAATGGTTCAGTCATTAATGCATAAGCACATAGTAGAAGATAGTACAAAATGCTTCACAGCTAATCCTGATTATATTTTAGTATTTAAAAAGAAAGGTGAAAACGAAACACCAGTAACTCATAAATTTGGTTTACAAAATTATGCTGGATCTAGACCAATATTAGAAGGGATGTTAACAGCATGGAATAACTACAAAGAGAACGCTAAATTTAAAACTCCTGACGAATTATGGGATTATTTAGATACTCAAAAAAAACCAGATAAAATAACAAAAAGAAATTACTATATTTGGCAACGTTACGCTAGTTCAGTATGGGATGATATAAGAGGGGGTAATTGTTTAAACTTTAAAGATAGTAAAGAAGAAGATGATGAGAAACACGTAACACCAACTCAATTAGATGTTTTAGATAGATTAGTTGATTTATATTCAAATCCTAATGAGGTAGTGTTTAGTCCTTTTATGGGTGTAGGTAGTGATGTATTTAGTCCTTTATCAATGGGGCGTAAAGCTATAGGAGTTGAATTAAAAGATTCTTATTTTAAACAAGCTAAACTAAATGTAAAAGACGCTGAAAGAAGATTTAAAGAGCAATTAGAACAAAAAGAACTTTTTTAAATAAATAAATAATGCTAAAAGAAAAATTAATAGAATTACGAAATCACACTGGATTAAATAGATCAGAATTTGCATTAAAGGTAGGTTGTTCAATGCAACATATTTCACAAATGGAACTAGGAAAATCAGCAGTATCATTTAAAACATTAAAACAATATGCTAAAGTATTTGGTTTTAGAGTTGATTTGAAGTTGAGAATAATTAAATAAATATAAAAAACCGCTAACCGTTGGAGTACAGAAACAAGTTTATTTTTTACTAAATACGTTTTTTAGTTGGAGATTTTCTTGGCTTGTTGTTTGTTTAGGCATGGCGTTCTAATAGTGGTTTTTATTTAAATTAAAGAGAAATGAAAAAAGCAATAAAATACATTAAAGACCCTGAAGTACAATTTAATATAGTTATATTTACAGGATTCACAGCGTTATCAATAGCAATATTTAAAATACTTAGTTATTTATGAAAACAATAATATTCGGCACAGCTTTAGTAATGGTATTCTTTTTAGGGTTACAATATAAAACACCTAAAACAGATCCAGCTAATAAAGATAGAACAGACTGGAAACAGTGGAAGTCACTACACCCAAACATTAAACCATGGCAAATTAAAAAATAATATATTATGAGAGTAGATTTAATTAGATACAATTCGACAAATAACTATACCGATAGTTTATGGTTGATAGACGGCAAATTTCAATGCTACGGCTTAGAAGATGAAGGACGAACAAAAAAAGTTTATGGTGAAACTCGAATACCAAACGGATTATACGATATAACATTTAGAAAAGAAGGTAGATTTCATAATAAATATTCTACTAAATTTGGTTTTCATAAAGGAATGTTAGCTGTAACAAATGCACCTGATTTTAAATTGATTACTCCTAATATGGAATTTCAATATATTCTAATTCATATTGGTAATACTGATAAAGATACAGCAGGTTGTTTGTTAGTAGGTCAACAAGCTAACGCAGATAAAAATTTAATAGGTCAAAGTACAGAAGCCTATAAAAAATTATACATTAAAATATCAAACGCTTTGCTAATGGGTGAAGAAGTTAAAATTTATGTACAAACCTTAACACCTAACGTATGAAAAAGCAATTAAGACTAAAAAAGCTAGAAGCTGAATATTTAGGTTTGGATTTTGATAAAGCCGATAATAATAGAAGTACAAAACGATATAGGCTTTCAGAAAAGCTAATAACAAAACTAACAGAGTTTAGAGAATTACGTAAGACAGAATTTAAAGTGTCTAAACTAACCACTAATAAAAAAGGTGAAGTAATATCAAAGGTAGAAAAGCGACAACAAAAACGGCTTATAGATGTACCTGATAACCATGAAATTAAAAGGCTATCTACTAACACTACTACAGGCCAACAATGGATAATTACAGAGCCTAAAAAATCTACTGAAGCTATAGATGAAATAGATATTGAATCTATTATTAAAAAACATATTAAGCCAGTAGAAACTAAAGCAGTCACCACACCTGAAGTTAATGATTTTGACGTACTAACATACACTGATTTACATATCGGCATGGACACCGATAAATTTAAGAAGTCAATGTACCCTATTAAATGGGATAAAGAAAGCATTTTAGAATCAGCTGAGATATTAATTCAAAAAACCATTGATAATAAAACATCTAATACTTTAATTATAGATGAATTAGGTGATCTTTTAGACGGTTACAATGGGTTTACTACTCGTGGTGGCCATGCATTACCTCAAAACATGACTAATGAAGAAGCTTTTGATTTAGCACTTGAATTTAAAATGTTAATCATTGACACATTAGTAAATATTTATCCTAATATACAAATCAATAATATTTGTAATGATAATCATGCTGGTTCTTTTGGTTACTTTGTCAATAGTGCTTTTAAAAGTGTAGTAAACGAAAAGTACCCAGAAGTACTAGTAGTTAATCATACTAAATTTATAAATCATTATTACGTTAATAAAGTAGCTTTTATAATTACACATGGTAAAGATGATTCTACTTTGAAATTTGGTTTTAAACCATTCCTAGACCCTAAAGGAGTAGAAAAGATAGACCAATATTGTAAACATAACGAGATTTACAAAAACGCTGATTTAATTGTATTCAAAAAAGGTGATAGCCACCAATGTTTATTTGATATGTGTACTTCTGATGATTTTTACTATTATAATTATCCAGCCCTTTCACCTAGTTCACAATGGGTTCAAAACAACTTTAAAAAAGGTAGACGTGGGTTTATTTTAGAACAATACAAAGGAATAGAAAACACAGTTAAACCAATATTTATAAGATGAAAAAAGATAGAAAAAAATTAAAAGACAGTAAATTATTTAAATTCGCTAAAGAAAAATTACCTGGTGCAATTGGTAAAGGTTTAGAAATATTTGGTGATTTGACAGGTAAAGAATCACTTGAAAATCTAGGTAACTGGATTCAAGGACAAACTACATTGACGCCACTAGAAGAAATTGAATTTAATAAAGCTCGTGAATTGGATCTAATGGAGATGCAAATAATAGAAGAAAATATAACTTCAAGATGGGAATCAGATAACGAATCTGATAATAAACTTTCTAAAACTGCTAGACCAATAACGCTACATTTTATTAGTTTATTGCTTTTGTCTTATTTCGTTATGGGGTATTTAAAAGTATATTTACCAAGTGAATACACTAGTTTATTAATAGTTATTATTCCTACAGTTTATGGTGGTTATTTTGCTTTGCGTGAATTTGGTAAACATTCTAAACGTAAAAATAAGTAATAGAAAAAGAGCCTACTAAAATAAATCAGTAGGCTCTTAAAACAAAAATAAACTATCAGGAATGACAAATATAATAAAATTATTTGTATATTTACACAATAAAACAAAAATAAAATGAATAAGGAAGAAATAGTACAAAGGTTAGAAGAACTTAAACAAGAAAAGAAACAACTAAAAAAACAGTTAAAAGAATTACCTAGTTTAGAGGTTGGGAAGTGGTATAAAGACCCGACTCAATTAGGGTATATTTATTTTATAACTGAAGTTTTAAACGACAGAATTAAAGGTTATGGTTTTTTCGATGGTGAGTGGGAAAATGATATTGAACTGTTGATATTTTCAGTTATAGATGACACACCAGCCACACGCAAAGAAGTAGAAACGGCACTAATTAAAGAAGCTAAAAAAAGGTATAAAAAAGGTTATACTATAAAACCGTTTAACATACACCTTATGATTGATGAACCTAAAAAAACCATGATTAGTAGTGATAATTTTAATATTAGTAGTTATGAATCTGAATTAGGTATTTGGGTTGAAAGTGTAGACTGGAATTCGGTAGTATTTCATAAAGGCAAATGGGCAGAAATAATTGAAGAACCTAAAACAGTTACTTTAAATGGTGACTTTACAGAAAATAATTTAAAAGACATAATTAACAATAGATTTTAATATGAAAGAAGAATTAATTGAATTATTTAATAAAAGTAATGCTAAATATTGGGAAAAATACCCAGTTGACTGTTTAGACGATGTAAAAGAAGAATCTGAAGAATCTAAATTTATAGATAAATTAAACGATAAATTAGCAGAAGATATAATAGCATTAATAAAAAGAATAGATAAGGACGTTAACGGATATTAAAAGAAAAATTATGAAAAATCAAATGTCAAGTAAAAAAGCGTGGTTAATATTAGGAGGGCTTTTAGTAGCTTTTCCTGTATTAGTAATGGGGTATATTAAATATTGGAATTGTGCATATAATTTGTTTTTTTAATATGGATACAATTAGCTGGTAACAATGGATAAGAAAAAAAACACAACCGACAATAATAAAAGGGCTTTATTGATAGCCTTAGAAAAATCGTTGGGTGTTGTTTCTCCAGCTTGTAGAGCTACAAATATTCATAGAAGTACATTTTATGAATATTATAATAATGATCCTGAGTTTAAAAAAGAAGTAGATGCTTTACAAGATGTTGCTTTAGATTTTGCTGAAGGTGCTTTACATAAACAAATAAAAAACGGTGTACCTAGTTCTACTATGTTCTATTTAAAGACCAAAGGTAAAAAACGTGGTTACATTGAACGTACTGAATCCGTTAACGAAAACACCAACAAAAATACCACTACTATAATTGAATTAGGTAATGGTGTAAAACCGCATGAAGATGATTAAATGGATAAGTGTAAAAGATAGATTACCAATAAACGATGATACTGTTTTATGTAGGTTTGAGGGTTGGGATAATATGAATGTATTAAGAACATTATCATATGATCCACCGTATAAAGAATGGGGTGATTGGAACGGAACTATACATACTAAGATAACCCATTGGATGGAATTACCTGAACCACCTAAGTAAATGAAACTACTACCAAAACAAGAAAACGCAGTATATTATTTAAAAGATGATACCACTAGTGAAGTAATTTATGGAGGTGCGGCAGGTGGAGGAAAAAGTGCTTTAGGTTGTTTGTGGCTTATAGAAATGAGTTTAAAACATTCAGGCTCTAGGTGGTTAATGGGGCGTTCTAAATTAAAAACACTAAAAGAAACCACATTAAATAGCTTCTTTGATCTAACTAATGAACTAGGTATATCTGACCAATACACATTTAATGCTCAATCAAATACTATCTTTTGGAAAAATGGTAGCGAAATAATATTAAAAGATTTATTTTTATATCCTAGTGATCCGCATTTTGATAGTTTAGGTTCATTAGAAATTACAGGTGCTTTTATAGATGAATGTAACCAGTTAGTTTACAAAGCATGGCAAGTAGTTAAATCACGTATTAGATATAAATTAACTGAATGGGATAAACACGGTGAGCTTACATCCACTATGAAAGTCACTAAATGTAATAAAGAAGGATTACCATGTGAATGGTTAAATTCAAAAGGTGAATTAACACAAGGATTAATGCCTAAAATGTTAGGTAGTTGTAACCCAGCTAAAAATTGGACGTATAAGAAATTCTATAAACCACATAAATCTAATGAACTACCAAGACAAAGAAAATTCGTACAGGCACTACCAACAGATAACCCTCACCTCCCTAAATCTTATCTTGATAGTTTACTTGAATTAGACAAGGCTAGTAAACAACGTTTATATTTTGGCAATTGGGAATATGATAACGATCCAGCTACTATAATTAACTATGATTCTATTACAGCGTATTGGAACGGTAACCATATTAAACCTGAAGGAGAACATTATTTATCTATAGATGTAGCTAGAAAAGGTAAAGATAAAACTGTATTTAGGGTTTGGCATGGTTGGGTAGTTGTAGCTCGTTATTCAATGGGTAAAAGTTTAGTTAATGAAGTAGTTGAAAAGGCTATTGAATTGCAACGTGAATATAAAATATCTAATAATAATACTGTAGCTGATGAAGATGGTGTAGGAGGTGGAGTAGTAGATTATTTAAACTGTATTGGGTTCGTAAATAATTCAAGGGCGTTAATGGGTGAAAATTACGACAACTTAAAAAGCCAATGCAGTATATTAATGGCTA